TCTTCTTGAATATCAAGCTAAAAAAATTAACCAAGAAACCCCACAAACGGCCCGAATGGCCGCCGTTTAGTTAACGAAAGGTACCCAGATGAAATCAGTAATGAAACATCAATTTTCCCAAGTTCCTAAAGCTGAGATCCAAAGATCATCTTTTGATCGGTCTCATGGCTTTAAAACTACTTTTAACTCTGGGTACCTTATTCCCTTCTTTGTCGACGAGGCTTTGCCTGGCGACACTTTCAATCTTCGTGCTTCTTACTTTGCACGACTTGCTACTCCTCTAACTCCGTTCATGGATAATCTGTTCCTCGATACATTCTTTTTTGCCGTACCAAACCGTTTGGTTTGGGATAACTGGCAAAAATTCAATGGTGAACAGATTGATCCTAATGACTCCACTGATTATGAAGTCCCTCAAATAGTCTCTGCCGCAAACGGTTTTACCGTTGGCAGCTTGTTTGACTATTTCGGACTTCCTACTGCTCCACTACCTGATACTTCTCGTAAAATCACTGTATCTGCTCTACAAAGTAGAGCTTATAATTTGATCTGGAACGAATGGTTCCGAGATCAAAACTTACAAGATTCTGCTGTCGTTGACCGTGATGACGGTCCCGACAGTCTCAGTGATTACGTTCTAAGACGTCGCGGCAAACGCCACGACTACTTTACATCTTGCTTACCATGGCCTCAAAAAGGCCCAGCTGTTACTCTACCTCTTGGTACTACTGCTCCAGTCGTTTCCGATGGCTCTCAACCTGCTTTCGCCTACCTTGGTCTCGATAAAGACGTTGCCTTCTCAAATACTGGCAACATGCAATACCAAGGATCTCTCGTCTCTACTACCTCTGCTACTTGGGGCTCAAATTCCGGTCTAGAGGTCGACCTCTCCGACGCCACCGCCGCCACAATCAACGCTCTTCGACAAGCGTTTCAGCTCCAAAGACTATATGAACGAGACGCCCGTGGCGGTACTCGTTACACAGAAATTATTAAAGCCCACTTTGGAGTAACTTCACCGGACGCCCGTTTACAACGCCCTGAATATCTTGGCGGCGGTTCTAATTCTATCCAAATTAATCCTATCGCCCAAACGTCTGCTTCCGAAACAGGAAGCCCACAAGGTAATCTTGCTGCAATGGGCGTATCATCCGGCGGAGCCGGTGGATTTACTAAATCCTTCACCGAACACTCAATCATCATTGGATTGATGTGTGTGCGTGCTGATCTAAATTACCAACAAGGCCTTAATCGTATGTGGTCACGACTTACTCGTTGGGACTACTACTGGCCTGCTCTCGCGCATATCGGCGAACAAGCTGTTCTAAACAAAGAAATCTTCGCTGGTCATGCAACACTTGACGACGCAGTTTTCGGTTACCAAGAACGCTATGCCGAATATCGCTACAAACCTTCTCTTATTACCGGACAATTCCGGTCTACTTATGCCTCATCTCTTGATATCTGGCATCTTGCGCAAGACTTCTCGTCTTTGCCTACTCTCGCAGTGAACGGTACGTTCATCGAGGAAAACCCACCCGTCGAGCGAGTAATCGCGGTAACAGATGAGGGATATCCCGAATTTCTGTTCGACGCTTACCTAAACCTTAAATGTGTTAGAGCGATGCCCGTGTACTCTGTACCTGGCTTAATCGATCACTTTTAAAAGGAGACCTTATGTGGCCTGCGATCGCTGCCGGAGCTATAGGAATAGGAACCGCTGCTGGTTCCTATTTCTCCGCTAAAGATACAAATAAAAAAAATGCCGAGATCGCCGCTGCTCAAAATAAAGCTAATGCGGAGATCGCTCAAAAGCAGATGGACTTTCAGGAACGTATGTCCAATTCTGCGTACCAAAGAGCAATGGCTGATATGAAGGCCGGAGGCTTAAATCCCATGCTCGCTTACCAACAAGGCGGCGCTTCTACACCGGGCGGAGCCGGTATCCCGTCGACCGCACCTTCTTTCAAAAATCCTATCGGTGACGCTCTTGTCACCGGACTCAATTCTGCGCAATCACAAAGAGCTTTGCAAAAAGATCTAGCTGCGCAAGAATCCCAACAAGCCCTTAATGATTCTGCTATTTCTACCCAGACTACTCAACAAAACCTCAATCAGTCTTCTGCAAAAAAAGCTAATGCTGAAGCTGCAACTGCTGAAGCTGAACTTCCATCTCGCGCGGCTCGCGCAAAGCTTGAAAAAGCTAACGCTGAGACTGATCTTAGATATCAAGGCGTCGATCAGATGATTAAACGAGGCAAAGCCGGAATGGGTTTAATTAACTCTGCTAAAGACGCCGCTTTAGACTGGTCACCAAAAATCACACCAAAATATCAAGACAAACAGAAGGATTATTATGACAAAAATACAAACCGCCAAAGAGACCTCCAAATTAACCCAGCGTGGAAGAGCCGGCCGTAGGGTTTCAATTTCATTTCCTGAAGAGACCCGTACTCATCAATCTTTCAAAGACGAATGCGATATTAATGCAATCGTCAAAAAGGCTATTTCCACTGGCCGCTTACCTGAACTAATCAAACAAAATCCTAAATATGGGGATTTCTCATCCCCTGCTACCTATCACGACGCCATGAACGTCGTAGCTCATGCGAACGAACAATTCGCTGCTCTACCTGCTAATACTCGGTCCCGTTTCTTAAACGATCCCGAAATCTTCCTGGCATTCACAGCAGACCCTGAAAACTTACCCGAAATGGTAAAACTAGGACTTGCAACAAAACGCGATGATTCAAACAACGCGAATCCACCACAAGTCCCACCAAAAACACCATCTCCAACCACTCAGGAGCCTGCCTAATGCCTAAAACAAAGAACCCGAGGGCCCTCATCGGGTTCCGACAAGCGAAAGCGCGTCAGTGTCCTCTGGACCTAAAATGCTGCTTTGCAGCTAAAAACAATAGTCGAGGGTTTACCGCCCTCGAGCACAGTTACTACTTGATGTAACTGTGCTAGGTGACACCACTCACCTACGATATAACAAAAGGAGCCCTAAAATGCGACGCAAACCAATATCTAAACAATCGTCTGACCGCTCATTCAAAAAAGGCGCTGTACGAGTCCACGGTAAAAATAACCGCGGTCGTCCTATGCGCGGCGGCATCAGACTCTAAACCTTAAACTAAAACTTTAACTATTAAGAAAGAAAGGAGTGATAACAAAATGCCTTGTTACCACCCCCTCAAAGGCTATCGTAGCCGAACGATTAATCGTTCTGGTAAGCGTAGCATTACCTTTAATTCATCTCAAGGTTTCCTTGACCAACCTCTAACTGTCCCTTGTGGACAATGCATCGGCTGCCGACTGGACAGATCCCGTCAATGGGCTATCCGATGCCACCATGAAGCATCGCTTCATGAAAAAAATTGCTTCATAACACTAACATACGCGCCGGAACACGTTCCGTCCGTCTCCGTAATCCATACCCGCCAAACATACCAATATCTTGTCAAAAAACATTTTCAAGATTTCATGAAAAGACTCCGATTCCAGTATGGACCTGGAATCCGCTACTTTCATTGCGGGGAATATGGGGAGCGCTACGGGCGCCCCCACTTTCACGCTATACTCTTCAACTTGGACTTTCATGATAAGTACGTCTGGCGTAAAAATTCTACCGGCGAGTTCGATTTGTACCGCTCGCCTACTCTGGAGAAACTTTGGAATCTTGGGCACGCAGAACTGGGTTCAGTAACCTTCGAATCTGCGGCTTATGTGGCCAGATATATCGTAAAAAAAGTAACCGGCAGGAATGCCGAGGATCATTACAGCTACGTGGCCGATCCAGAAACGGGAGAGCTCGGGATGCGCAAACCCGAGTACACCACCATGTCTCGTCGCCCGGGAATTGGAAAACCCTGGCTCGAAAAATTCGCGCTCGATGTTTTTCCTGATGATTTTGTGTTGGTGGAACGGCAAGGGAAATTGGTTCCTTGCGGGGTCCCCAAGTACTACACTTCGGAGCTTGAGAAATCTGACTCTGAGATGTTTCAAAACGTAAAAATAGATCGTGAGGTGTCTGCCCATAAACACGCGGCAAACAACACGCCCGCTAGGTTGCGGGTACGTGAAGAATTACAACTTGAAAAATTGAAATTGTTGAAAAGGAAGTTTGATCATGAAGCTTAACGTTTACGCCGTTTACGACGGTAAAGTCGGTCTCTTTGCAAAACCCATGTTCCTGCGTTCGGATGGGGAAGCTCTTCGCCCGTTCATGATGCAATGTGAAAACGAGGAAACCCCGCTTAATAAATGGCCGGAGGATTACACTCTTCATCGTCTCGGAACTTATTCCGAGGAAACTGGGGAGATGATCACGGAGTCGCCCCCGGCCCTGGTCGCCAAGGCTATCGACTATCATCCTCGGAACCGGCCAGTGTCGCATAACCCTTCTTCTGAAATTCCGCCGCAGATCTCTCAAAAACTGAAAGAGCTTCAGGCTCAGAAAGGCGCTCACTAATGTCTCGCTCCACAATGGTGCATAACTTCTCTCAGGTCCCGAGGGCTACCATCCCTCGGGCCTCTTTCGATCGTTCACGATCGCTCAAAACGACTATTGATGTCGGTTATCTTTATCCTTGTTACGTCGATCTCGACGTTCTTCCAGGGGATACAGTTAGCCTCAACATGAATTCATTTTGTAGAATGGCAACTCCCCTGGTTCCCATCATGGACAACTTGTTCATGGATACCTTCTTCTTCTTTGTTCCCTATCGTCTTCTTTGGACGAACTGGGAGCGCTTCAACGGCGCGCAAGATGATCCAGATTCGTCCACGGATTATCAAACTCCCATTCTTACCTCTACAGCCGCTTACACTACGGGATCTCTGTGGGATTACCTCGGTCTTCCTACGGGTGTAACGGGCTACACGCACGTGGCATTCGCCTCACGTGCATACAACCTGATTTGGAACCAATGGTTCCGAGATCAAAACCTTCAGGATTCTGTCGTCGTGGATCTCGACGACGGTCCCGACACGGTCGGTGATTACGTTCTCTTAAAGCGTGGAAAACGACACGACTACTTCACGTCATGTCTACCTTCTCCGCAGAAAGGAACTGCGGTCACTCTTCCT